TTCGTTTTTTGCCAAGGCAATAAGGTGAAAGTATTTGTTTTCAGGGTCTTGTTCTCTGATATCAAAACATTCGTACAGCTCTACGCCATAAATCATTTTGATTTCAGGGTATTTTTTTGTCAGCTTATCAAAATAACACCAACTATACTGATTACCATGCTCTGTAATAGCAAACGCTTTCAACCCTATTTCTCTGGCTCGATCAAGATACTCTTCTGGATGGGAGAACCCATCCAAAACAGAGTATTCGGAGTGATTATGTAATGAACTGCTCATCAACTTCCTCCCATTTACTTAAAACAAAATCTTTTACCTTTACCTGTGGAGTTAAAATTCCCTTATAGTTATTTACTTCCAACTCCCCAACAACGTGCATTGTTGCAAAATCAAAGTCCACATCTACTTCCGCAAATTCAAACAACGCATTTACTAATACGTCATCAGCATCCTCGCTGTTTGTTTTTACGATTGCAAAGCCATCATCATCAATGATTTTCCAAGACGTTTTAGCTTTGCCCATTAACATTGTGTTTCCTCTTGTAACCGGGATGTTTCTTATCAACACCAGAGGTGTATCTAACTTCTCACCAAATATATCTTTCATTTCATCTACAGCCTTGATAAACGCTATGTCTAAATCAGCATAATCAATGTCAAAATCTACTTGATAACAGTGTTCAAAGCTGACATCCTTCAATAACTTATTGCATTTATTAATGGACGCCTGTACATTTCCTCTTTTGATAGAAACGCCCGCAGCGTTTGGATGACCAGATACGAATTCAAATGTACCAAGAGACTCTAAAAATTCTTTTAGACTTTCCAGTGGACTATAGTCAATATTTCTACAAGAACCACCGTATTCTCCATCATCGCTTCTTCTACGGAGCATCACGCATGGTCTGTTATATTTTTCAGCAACTTTGATTGCCACCAGACCTGTTAATGTATCACCTATGATGTTCGTAGCATTGATGAACAGTACTTTGTCATCTTGCATCTTATTTCTAACAATCTGCTCGTCCACTTCAGGAAGGCACTTTTTAACCATGTTAGACTGTCTGTTTCTGGCATTAGAGCAGAGACGCGCAACTCTCTCATAAATAGATTCGTCGATCTCCTCATCGGAACCACGCTTTGTATATTTGAAAGTTTCGTCCTGTTCGGTAAATGCCCTGAACATCAGATCCTTTTCTTCTTCTGTGCCGATTCTTACACAAGCGTTAATTGTGGGAGTTACATAGAACTGTACATTGATTGGATTAATAATATCCTTCATGGAATACTCTTGTTTTTTGATAATCTCCTTAAACAACTTGTTTCTAATTTTTGATAGCCCGGCGTTGATTAACGCTCTGGTTTCAAAACTTCTGATATCCATGTTGTCACTGATATTACCAAGAGCAACCAAATCCAGAAAATCATCAGCATAATTTTCCCACAGTTCATCATCAAGTGCCTGCAGGAATTTATACACAATACCTACGCCACATAAATCTTTGTTTGGATAATTGCCCATCTGATTATTTACAACAATTGCATATGGATTGCGTTCATCGCAAACATGGTGGTCAAGGATGATAATATCTGTTCCCTTCTCTTTGAGTGTTTTACACTGATCAATGTCGTTACTACCAGCATCTGGAATGATCAGCAAATCAATGTTGTCGTCTAACACAATGTCTGGAGACAACCCATGCTGTTTCCCTGTATGCAGATAATAGCGAATACCAATATCTGGTTTGATTTTCTTAATGTACATATACATGATCGCTGCCGATGTGTAACCGTCTACATCACAGTCAACAAGAATATGTATTTCGTGCATCTTTTTCAGATGCTCAAGCAGACAATCAACTGCTTCGTCTATATTGTTCAACAGCTCATAAGAGTGACATGCAGACGAATCTAAATTCATATACGCCTTATAGTCCACAATCCCTCTGTTACGAAGGATTGTTTCTACAGGCTTAGTCGTGTCATTCAACGAGCCTTTTATCAAATTGTATTTCAAAATTACACTTCCTTACTTTAGTCGTACAACACATTCTTTTAAGAGCCTTTTGAATTTCTCCATGTCGTCAGTTGGAGACTCTTTTTCGTTCAATATATTCTGTGAATCAAACAATGCGTAAACCTCTACACCATCGATAAATCTATAGGCAAGTTCCTGCAATTCTTCCATAGACACATCTTTGTCAAAGACTAGATAAACTGGCACACACAGTCTTGTTAACTTTTCAATCTGGCAACGAGAAAGTGTCTTCCCCCCAGTTGACACACTCTCCATAAACCCGTTATCGTACAACTGCTGTACTCCCTTCTCTGCTTCAACAACGAACACCCTATTTGCTCTTTTTATCGCTGGCATCGTTTTATGTAGTCCATATAGAATCTGAGACTTTGCACAACGTTCCAGATAGACAAATTTCTGTTCGTCTTCCGGGACGCTCCTATAAAAATATCTTCCTTTGACTCCTACGAGATTTCCCAAGTCATCTCTGATAGGAATCGTTATTCTATTAGATGCTTCATCATATCCAATTTCAAATTCCTGCTGTGTTTCATAACTCACACCGTCTTCCAAGAACATGTCGTTTACATATGGATGGTAATATTTTAAAATATCTTCCGAAATTGGTTTCAACGGCTTCTCTTTATCCATCGCAGTTAAATCCATTTCCATCTCAATAAGCATTCGTGTTAGTTTCAAACTTTCAGGAATGTCCTCGTCAAGTTCTTGGTAATAGTCCAATCCAATGACATCACAGATCCACTTCACTGCATGAGGGAATGATTCTTCGTGATAAAACTCGACGAGAGAAATCAAATCTGTACCAATATTTTTCCCCTGAGTAATGTCTCTGGTATAGTTAATTGTTGTAAGATTTGTATTCTCATATACGCAGACGGCTGTGCGATTGTCCCCGTCTGGATTGGCACACTGATAATATCCGTCCTTTTTGCTAATATGATGGCATCCCAATTCTTCAAGAATAGGATGGATGAAATTATTCTCCAAAATGTATTCTTTTAACAGTCCGATGTCTATTTTTCATCCCACCTTCCTTTATATTTTCTTACTTAACTATTAATTCTCCAACTTCATTCCAAATATTTAAGTCCAAATCAACTTCAAACAGAAGCTTCTTTTTCCCGCCAGCTCTATTTTTATCTGTCACACAACAGTAATAGCGTTTTTTAGGGTCAAGTTCATGCTCTGTTGAGACACCCCAATCTGTTTTATTTTTGTATTTATATTTATGGAACTTCTTAAAAGGAATTTCTTTGAATAAAAACAATGTATGCAATACGTGTTTAATTTGCTTCGCATTTGCAATATTGCTAGAAGTTAGCTCATGAGGCTCACAGTAGTTTGCGTCATCGGTAAGCTGAATGGACAGATATCCAAACATATCAAGCTGCTTTGCCACCTCAGTGAGTTTTGTGGCTGTTGTTTTTAAGGCAGCCCAGTCACCTGTTGTAGCAATATCATTTTTAAAAGTGTCATAAAAGAAATACTTTGCTCCAAGAGTAAGATTTGCTTTTCTGATTTCAAACTCCAAAGTTTTATCGTCATATGCGGCAGCAACGTCTTTAACAAAGATAAGCGTCTGTGTTTCTTTCTCTATCCAAGCTGCTACTTCCATGATTTTTACATATTCCCAAGAATTAGCTGCAACACGTTCTGCAAATTCGTCAATGGTTTCTGTAGGATCTCCCCAATCATCCTTCATGATTTCAATAAAATCACCGTTCCCATCTTTATATTTTCCAAGAGTCAGTTCACGTTCTGGCTTCTTCAACTCAATGCCATGCAATTTCTGGAATTCTGGATTGTTTATAACCGTAGTGATAAGAGCATATCTCAGTTCTTCAACAGACATTTCGTTCAGCATTACAAATACTCTTTCATGCATACACAAAGTGAAGTACGCTAGAATTTTTGTCATTAATCTTGTCTTCCCGGCATTACTCAACATACCGACAGCCATAACCGTTTTTCTTTTAGCACCACGAACCATGTCGTTCATAATTGGAAATGGCAACTGCAATCCTAGGTCTGGAACTTCCATACAATGAAGCAGAGTTTCTTTGATATGAGAGTTTAAAATTTCGGCTTCTTCGTTTGTCAAAATGACTGTGTGAATACGGTCTGCTTTTGAACGAATCAATCTATAAATATCCATCGCTGTTAACGAATCGAATTTTGAATGTTTTAAAATCGGCTCAATATTAAATCCATTTCTGTGATATTCTCTAAGCAAGGAGTGTTTTTTGATTACATTGAAATAATTTTGAATATTTTCTGGTTCCGCCATTTGCATCCATTTATCAATGGTGCGCCAGCCACCATATTTTCTATATAATGCTAGTCGCTCAGAATCTTCTGTCATAAAAGCATTGACATTACTTTGATTAAATGTTT